TTAAGCATGGGCCACCTCCAGCGCAGCAGCGGCGATCGCTGCCTCGGCGGCGGCAGTCGGGCGACGCGGCAGCATGTTGGCCAGGTCGAACGGGAAGTCCAGATCGTCCATGAAATCGGCCAGCGCATTGCTGATCCGGTCCGCCTCATTGGTGAACAGGCGTGGGCCGCTAATCAGCTTCCAGCCTTTGCCCGGACCACGGCGACGCTCCCAGCGTTGGGTCGCGCTGCTGTGCTGCCCCATGGTCAGCGCAGCCACCACCACGACCGCGTCGTGGGTGATGTAGAGCGTAGCGATCGCGCTGCAATCCTTGCCTAAGGCAAGGTCAAAGCCGATTCCGGCGGGCGTGATAGCCTGCTCGCCGGGTCCGGCACTGGAAGTTAGCGGGCGTGTGACAGCGTGCTGTTGCATGTGGCTCTCCTCGAGCTTCGTTGATGGAAGGTCCAGGGGCGGTGTTGACGCACCGCCCGCCGGACCCGCTGAAACAGGTCAGATAAGATCAGCGCCGGTAGGCGGATTGAGTGGTTCGCGCAGATGCCGAGCGCTCGACAAAATGTCCAGCAACTCTTCCCGGATGTAATCGGCGATCGCGGAAACGCCGTCGTGGCCTACGCCTGCGCGGGTTGCCACGTCGTGATTGATTGCGGCCAGCAAGCTAGCCGCTTGCTGCGCACGCCATAGGCGGTCGTGCTCTTCTTCGTTGATGGCGTAGTCGGCATCGCTGGGCAGCAAGTTCTGCAGACGGGCAGCGCTCATCGCGCACCTCCCGCAGCAAGAAAACGGCGTTGCAACCAATCGAACACGTCTGCCGCGCCGTCGGCGCGCATGCACACATGCAAGCGGCCAAGCACGATGCTTTGGCTATCGCCACCTAGCATCACATCAGCGACTGCGAACGACTCGCAGGCAATCAGCACCGGGGCGACATCGTGCAGCGCATCGGAATGCAGCATCACCATGACGTAGCCCTGCATCATCTCGAAGCTGAGGACGACGCCGGCGCAGACGCGGAATTGTTTGTTGGCGCTCATCGCTGCGCCTCCCTCAGCAATGCGTGGACAGCAGCGATGGCTGCAGCAACGTCGGCAAGCGTGAGGGCGTGGATCGCTTTGCCAGTGGCCTGCAGCTTCGCCTGCAGGGCGAGCCAAGCGGTGTGATTCCAGTCGAGGGTGTCGGCGATCAGGCCGAAGTAGTGGGCGATCTGACGCGCGGCATTAGCCGGCGCTTCTTGAGCGTCGTAGGGCATGGTGGATTCCTTGAGTTGATTGGAATCCGCCACTGCCGAGGCTAATCGGAGGTGGCGGACGGCACGGGTTAGCCTTACCGGACTCAAGGAACCGGCGGGCCTTGCGGCCCCCACGTACCGCCCGCCATAGAACTGGCCGGCAAGCGCCCGAGCAAACGCAGGGCGACAAAAAAGCGCCTTGCATCGATCGATGGGCGCTGGTGCGCCTTGAGATATCGGGAGGCTAATCCCGGTCGCCGATTTTGCGGCGACGCGGTAATGGTTACTCCGCTGCCGGGTGGAAGTCAACGAAAATTTCTCAAAATTTCCCACGTGTACGATCGCGCTCATTTGGCGAACACCCAGCACTTCACGGTGGTGCCGACGCCTGTCAGATCGTCTTTGAGAACTGCGCTGTTGACGGCCACGTTCGCACCGATGAACTTGTGCCGGCGCGAGTCCCCAAGCAGCGTACGCAGCAGCTTGAGATCGGGCACGGATTGACTGAACTGCGCGGCGCGTGCCGCGAAGTGATTGAGGTTAATGGCGATGCGCTGCGTGTCGCGGCTGTGGTTGACGACGGCTTTACCGTGGCCGGTGGCTTCGAGGTATTCGTAGACCTCCCAGAACTCATTGACCATCGCGTGGTCCGCGCTGATCGCCTTCTGCCGTTCCAGGGCCATGTCCAACAGCGCGAGCCGTGTCTGCTCGACAATGTCGTCAGGGATAGCGATGACTAGACGTAGGCAGTCGAACAACGCCAGCATCTGCGCATGGTTCTTGATGACGCGTTCCAAGCGTAGATCCTGCTGCGCGCGTAACTTGGCCTCGAACACCTTTACCCGCTCGGCGAACAGGTCGAGGATCGCGCGCTCCTGGCGGATGGCACGCACGAGGAAGTGGCTGACTTCTTCGACCTGTAGCGCGTTGAGGTTATCGGCCGCGATACGGCTTTCGGTGGTGACCTGCGGCCGTTTGAAGTGCAGCTTCACGATGCGCGTCAGGATCGCCTCGCTGGCGTCTACCGCTGCGTTTTGGGTGATGACGATCGTGCCGCGAAACGGCGGCTCGTAGGTCTCGTTGCCTCCGTTGCGCACGCCACGTGTTGCCAGGGTGCCGCCGCCGAAAAAGTCCTTCAGCTCATCCCACTCGAACGTCTTTGAATGCGCCTTGTCTGGCTCGCTGCGATCGGCTTCCAGAAGGACCACGGGCATGCCGGACACCTGGCCCATGGCGCGTGCGCGGCCAGCCTTGGATGACTTGGCCGGGTCGAAGCCCTCGTAATCGGAGCGGCCCAGCAGCTTCCACAGGAACGTCAGCAGCGTGGTCTTGCCGGCGCCGGCTTCACCGGTGGCTTCGAGGAATGGGAAACTCTTGTGGCCGGCGCGGATCTGCTCGGCGAACAAGGAGCCAAACCAGAACGTCATGGCGACCATGCCGTGCGTGCCGAAGCACTGCCACAGCCACGGCAACCAATCTACGCGGAACGCGTCGGCGTCGCGCTGGATCTCCAATCGGATGGACTTCTGCGTGGTCTTCAAACGCAGCTTGTCGAACTCGAAGTAGTCCTCTTCGTTGGCCGTCACCAGCTCGCCGTCGCGCACGGCCATATCGCCGAGCAGGTAGGCGCGGTGCTCCTTGCTGTAGCCCACGAAGTCGATGGCGTCCACTGTCTTGATCGCCTCGGTCTGCTCTTCGATCAGGCGGTCCAGCTGGTGGCCGGTGCCAGTGAACATGGCACCGGCGGCCAGGGAGATCAGGCGCTTCTTGAACTCGGACGCGCTGGCGACGTGACCACCGGTAAAGGTGCCCTTCACGCTGGGGCCGTCGTGCGGAAAATCGACGCGGAAGTAGTACCAGCTTTCGTCGGTGACCTCTTGACGCTGGAAATACAGGGCTTCCGGGTAGCAGTTGGCGATCTTCTGGACGGAGCACGCGGCGCGCTTGATCTTCCTAAGATCCTCGGCTGCGACCTCGTCGCCGTCATCGGCATCGATATCGCCCATCTTCTCCTTGCGCATTTTGTCGAAGCGTTGTGTGTCGAAGTCGAACCAGTACAGGCGGGAGCGATACTCTAGCCAGAAGTCGTTGCGGCCGTCGTGCTCGAACATCAGCAGGCCCTTGTCCACCGCCGTGCGAGCGACGAGCAGGTCGCCCTGGTAGCGAGATTCCTTGAGGTCGGTGTCCCACTGCTTCGGATCATCGGACGCGATAGCACGCAGATGCAGGTCGTTCCAGTCGGCCTTATTGCCGTCGCGCTGGACGATCTGCGCGGCCCGCGAATCGAAGCCCAATGCCGCTGCGCGCTTGATGTGCTTGTGCGTGTACGCACGGGCGCCCGGCTCGTTGTCTAGTGCCCACACGAGCGTCGGAAGATCGGCCATGCGTGCCTTGGCCAGCTCGCGCAGTGACTCTTCCGGAAATGCGTTGGAGGACATGGCCGACACTGCGCACATGCTGTGCTGCAGGAGCGCGATCGCATCAAAGATGCCCTCAACGATCCACACCTCGCGCGCCGTCTGCATGGCTGTCAGCGCGGCAGGCGCGGCCCACCACACCCCTGCATAGCTCTGGCCTGGCGCAAAGCGCGCCTTCTGCTTGCCGAAGCGATGCGGACGATCGATCAAGCGCTCCCACCATCCGCCCTTGACCAGCGCAAAGCGCACTGTTGCAGTGCCGGCGCTGATCTTGCGATCGTAGTGGCTGTCCTGGGTGTAGAGACCCGTCAGCGGTGCCAGGTCAAAGCCACGCGAGAACTGCAGATATGCGTCGGCTGCAGCATTAGGAGCAGCTGGCGTTGGCTGAAAGCGCTTGGACCAGTCGTCGAACAGATCGTCGTAGATATCTTTGACGTGCAGTTCGCGGCCGCATTTGGATTGGCGACCACACTTCACCACCCATGGCTTGAGGTGGTTGGTGTACAGCTCTTTCTTGCTGCACGACGGGCATTTGCCCCCGCGCATGTACTCAGTACCGCTCCGGTGCTTGAGTCCGTAATCCCGTTCCAGCCGGGACAGCACCTGTTGCCGCAGATCCTCTTGCATGACCTTCCTTAGACGCCGAGCTGGCGCCGAGGCGCGTGCGCAGAGGTGGCGTTGTCGATCACGACATAAGCGCCGCCGGCACGGCGGTGCGCGTCAACGGCGGCAGCGATGTCACCAGCACTTTTAATCTGACCCACTTCAGCAACTTCAAACTGACCCACCTCTCGTAGTCTTTGGCCCTTTTGCAGGGCCATGCTGACCGTAGAGGAACAAGTGGAGATCAAGATATTGGCCCGACAGGGCATGAGCATCCGGGAGATATCCCGGCAGTTGCAGGTATCGCGCAACACGGTGCGGCGTTACCTGCGCGAGGTGGCAGCGGCCCAACGCAAACCGCGTGGTGTTCGACCCCACAAGTTAGACCCGTACCGGTCCTACATTGAGCAGCGCGTTCGCGCGGCGTATCCGGCCTGGTTGCCGGCCACGGCGATCGAGCAGGAGATCAAGCTGTTGGGCTATCGGGGCGGCTTGTCACGGTTGCGCCAGTTCATGCGCAGCCTGCGTGTGATCCGTCCGGAAGAGCCGCTGGTGCGTTTTGAGACCCCGGCTGGGCAGCAGTTGCAGTGCGACTGGATTGTGTTCCGACGCGGCAAACATCCGTTGTCGGCGTTCGTGGCCACCTTGGGGTGGTCCCGGGCCAGCTACGTGGAGTTTGTCACCGATGAGAAGCTGGAGACGCTGCTGGCGTGCCACGCGCATACCTTCGCGTTCTTCGGTGGCGTGTCGCGCCAGGTGCTGTACGACAACATGAAAACCGTGGTGTTAGAACGTGATGCATACGGTCCGGGCGAACATCGCTTCCAGCCGGCTTTCCTGGACTTTGCCGGGCACTACGGCTTCGTGCCCAAGCTGTGTCGACCGTATCGGGCCAAGACCAAGGGGAAGGTCGAACGCTTCAACGGTTACCTGCGGCGCAGTTTCTACAACCCGTTGGCGTCCAAGTTGGCCCAGGACGGTCTACGCCTGGACGCCGATACCGCCAATACGGCGGTGCTGACGTGGTTGCGCACCACGGCCAATGCCCGCGTGCATGGCACGACCGGAAAGGTGCCGCAACAGCAGTTGCAGCAAGAGCGCGCGGCGCTGCAAGGTTTGCCATCGCCCTACCTCGGCCAGTTGCCCAAAGCGGCCCCGCCGACCCAAGCGGCGGCGCCGGACTGGGAACGCTTCCCTCGACAGTCCTTGCAGCACGAGCTGTCGGTCTACGAACACCTGTTCGCGGAGGTGCAGTGATGCAATTGCAACATCAGCGCATCTTTGAACTTTGTGGTCAACTGAAGCTGGAAGCAGTGGCTGCGCACTACCCGGAACTGGCCAGCAAAGCAGTGACCAACCAACTGAGCTTCGCCGACTTCCTGGAAGGGCTGCTCAAAAATGAAGTGACCACGCGGCAAGGCCGTTCACGGCACATGCTGGCCCGGGTCGCCGGCTTCCCGGTGATCAAGACCCTGGAACAGTTCGACTTCACTGCGGCCCATGGCACCAGCAAGAAGGCCATCCAGGAACTGTCCGGGCTGGCGTTCGTCGAGCGGGCCGAGAACCTGGTGCTGCTGGGCCCCTCCGGCGTCGGCAAGACCCACCTGGCGATCAGCTTGGGCTATCTGGCCACGCAGGCAGGCATGAAAACCCGCTTTGTCAGTGCCGCCGACCTGATGGTGGCCATGATTGCCGCCCAACGCCAGGATCGGCTGGCCGACTTCATCCGCCGCAACGTGATGGGACCGCGCCTGCTGATCATCGACGAGATCGGTTACCTGCCGATGAGCCGCGACCAGGCCAACCTGTTCTTCCAGGTCGTGGCCAAGCGCTACGAGAAGGGATCCATGGTGCTGACCAGCAACTTGCCGTTCGGACAATGGGATCAAGCCTTCGCCGGCGATACCACCCTGACGGCCGCCTTGCTGGATCGATTGTTGCATCACGCCCACGTCATCCAGATCAAAGGAGAAAGCTTCCGACTCAAAGACAAACGCAAGGCCGGCATCATTCCATCCCGCCAAACCGCGGAACACATCGAGGTGGGTCAAATCTAAGGTGCTGATCACCGATCAAGGTGGGTCAGTTTGAAGTTGCTGTTGACAGCGAGCAGGCGTGCCTCTTCGTGCTTGGCGTGCGGCGCGATGCGCTGCGGCGCATTGCTGGCCGCATCAACGAATCGCGGCTCCTGTGCGGTGAACCAGCTGTTGGCATGCCTCACGAACCGACCTCGGTGTTTGTGTGTTGGAGATGAAACAAGGCGGTGGCGGCATCGGTCAGCGCGACGAGGCGCTCGTCGAACGCGTCAGAGGTGACGAGGCCCTCGCGCATGAGGGCGGATACAGCGACCGCACCAAAGCGTTGCGCCGTCTTCGGCGCGGCAGTGCGGCCGATGTAACCGTGCTCGGTCTTCACCAATCCGCCATGGATAAGTGCAACGTCCAGGCAAAGCTTCGCCGTGGGCGGCAATGCCGCCCAATCAAAAGTCTTTCGCATTAGGGGTGCCTCAGAGGTGGGGGAAGAACTGCTCGCCGCCTATCGGGATCAAGTCCAACTGGCGGTCGCCCAGCGACTCGCGGTACGCCTGCAGCGCTTGGGCACGCTGATAGCCAGGTGTTGGTGGAAGCTCGCTGTGTGCGGTGGGTACGCCGCTGGGGCTGGCAATACCCGTCAACTCCGAATGGCCTGTGTAGGTCGCCCCACACATGGGGTTCTCGCAGACATAGGAGTCATGCCGTAGAAACTTGTGCGCGAGGACGCTCGTGCGTTTGATGAGTCGTGCACTGCACGCCTCGCAGCGGAAGACAATTTTTCTTCGACCGAACATGCTCACCCCTTGAGCGCTTGGAAGTTTGGACTTTTGCGGCATAATTCGGCGGTGATTTGAGGCCAAGAGCAACTGCAGCCGTGTGCGCATCGCCGTATTTGCCTTGTGATCGGCCTCGGAGCAGATCGTCCACAACAGTGCGATTCACCCCAAGTTGCCGGGCGAATTCGGACACCGTGATGCCGTTGGACACCAGCCATTCCCGTGCCTGTGCTGTGGTTCGGAGGTGACACTGCTGCTGAGCTTGCGCTTTGCGGGACATCGGCTGTGGTCGTCTGCGGTTTCGGAAATTGTTGGTGTTAACCCAAATTTTGTCAAGTAAGAGGAACAACCTGAGTGACTGTCGGGAAACGCCTGAAGGAAGAACGGAAGCGCCTGCGGCTTACGCAGCAGGAGATGGCCGACGCTTGTGGCATCTCGAAATGGGCACAGCTTTACTTCGAGAAGGACCAAAACATGCCAGGAGGGGCATATTTATTGGCTGCGCATGCGCGTGGGGTGGACATCGTCTACGTGCTGCTGGAGCAGCGAACGAAGCTAGACCCATCTGAGGCGGCGCTGGTGTCGGCGTTCCGTGCAGCACCACAGGAGGTGCGTGCTGCATTGCTCGCCAACCTTGGATCTGCGAGGGATGTCAGTGAAAGAGCCGCACCGACGGTGACCTTCGGCGATAACAACCGGGTAGGTCACATGGTGAACACATCAGGCGATATCAATCAAGGCAACGTGCAGATCAACATGGGCGGTCGCAAAAAAAAGAAGTCGTGATCAACCTGCAGATAGGACAACTGGTCATCGAAAAAAGAGAGCGTTATTGGCATGCATTCGATGACGTCAAGACCGCAGTCCTCAGCGATATCATGAATGCAATGCAATTTGGACAACAGAGCTATGAACCTTGACGTGAATGACTCCGAGGTCGGTCAGTTAAACGTTGCTGAGCGTATCGAGCAGCACTACCACGCTGACACTGATGCGTTCTCTCCACCATCGCTCTCAGACATGCAGTTCGCCTATCAGACTTCCGAAGCAACACTGAAAAAAGCGCGCTTCTGGTTTGCAGTTTGCGAATTACCGTGGATGGGATTGACGGCAATTGTCTGGGCTGGAATGGCCCGCCAGCTGCCGCCGCATCCCACGGCGCTCCATCTTTTCGCTTACACAGTGTTCTTGGCATTTATTCCGTTCACGGTTCGCGCCCTTATGCCTGATCAGCTGAAGGTGAAGCGAGCTCAGTGGAAGCATGTGATCAAAGTGGAAGATCAGTGGATGAAGGACCTGCATCACCAGATCGTCCGTGAGCAAGCCCGCCTTCGGCTACTCGCGCGGAGTTAGCGGCAATGCAGTGGATTGACGTGGGAACTTCACCAAGTCAACGCTGCCTTGCGTGCGGATGAAGCTCGATCCACAAAAAAGCCGCCGGAAGGTCCCGGCGGCTTTCAAGGTGTCGGCGCGTAGCTCCTTGCGATCCAGTCGCCGCCGTCCTGGCAGCGCGAGTTGACCTGACAACCGAACTCAGAATACCTAATCGCCCGAGTGCCAGCTGTAGGAAATCTCCGCTCGTGTACGTAGGCGAGCGCCCGATAAGCGATGGAAGGCAGCTATCAAATGTTAGTCATAGATTTGGTGCTTGGGGATGGCACCCTGCTGCATACATGAGTTAGACGATGCCATCCTCAATGCCTATCTGCAGCAGTTTTGATAGATCGCCTCAGCCTGCTCATGTGCTGCGCGCACCTGGTCTCGTGAAAGGGTACTGGAGTAATTATCCACGATTTTATCGAGGTAGACGTTCGATCCAGCTTTTTGAGCTGCCATGTAGTATGCGAAGGACTTCACAGGGTCTTTTGGCGCCATGATCCCACGCTGACTGTCGCCCGCAATGGCGAGAAGAGCGTCAACACTGCCTTGCTGTGCGGCTCCATCTAGGAATCGGGCAGCATCCTTCTTGTATTGAACTAATTTCTCGGGATCTTTTAGATAATCCTGCCTTGATCCGATGATGGAAGTGGTGTCTCTGGCGTACATCAACTGCGCCTCTAGAGAACCTTGTTCGGCTGCCTTCTTTAGCCACTCACCGTTCAGCAGCTCTGGGCGATTTGCCAAATTGGCGCAATCATCAAGGCTTGACTCTGCGCCCTTCAGATAGCCTTCGCCGGTCGCCGAGGCCTGGTGCGCAAGCGCACTTCTACTAGCAGACCCACTCAAAGTGTTCTTGCACTCAAATACAGCGAGATATATCGAGTAGGTTGCAACAGCATCACCTGATTCTGAACGTTGAAGAAGCGAGTCGATGTACTTCGCAACATCTCCAGGAGGCCGCTTCTTATTCCTTACAATGCTGAAAGCCTTTGGACCTTGTCGTTTGACAACATCGCTATCTATTTTTCTGTCTGCAATCAGAGTTGCCACGGGTGCTGAAATTCTTGGCTGTGCCCTCGGTTCCGACCGCTCTGTATTGTCGTCCACCGTTGACCCTGGTGAACGGGTGGAGGTGTAAAAGGCGTAGGCGAATACGCCCGCGATAACCAATAACGCGCCAGCAGAAAAAAAATACTTATTTTTTTTGGATCTATTCAATTAAAAGCTCCGCTGCAGCACTCTGGTGTTCATGGCACCTATCGACACGACCTTAAATGGATTCAAGCGCACAGGCAACGCCATGCGCTTGACCCAAACTTAGTTTTCTTGGGTGGGCGGACCAACGAAGACCACCCCTCCGCCGCCACTACCACCGCCACCACCGCCACCACCGCCACCACCGCCACCGCCACCGCCACCGCCGCCACCAGTGCCAGGTTCAGGCGGATACGTTGTGATAGGTGTGGCGGCGACGTCCCCCCGCCCTGAGTAGCGGCCGCGTTTAGAGTCCGGGGTTGATGATATCGGTGTTTGCCAGATGTTGGGCATAAGCGGACGGCGTCATGCCGCCAATTGCGTTCTTGGGTCGGTCCTCGTTGTATTCGCGTCGCCAGCGTTCGATCTCATTGCGTGCATGCAGCAGCGTTGGGAACCAGTGTTCGTTGAGGCATTCGTCGCGCAGCCGGCCGTTGAACGATTCGACGTAGGCGTTCTGGTTTGGTTTGCCCGGCTGGATGAGCCGTAGCTGCACACCCCGGTCATGCGCCCAGGCAACCATCGCTTTGCCGCAAAACTCCTTGCCGTTGTCGGTGCGGATCACCTGCGGCAGGCCGCGACTGTGTGCCAACCGATCCAGCACGCGCGCAACGCCGTGCCCGGAGATCGCGCGTTCCACCTCGATGGCGACCGCTTCGTGCGTTGCGTCGTCCACGATCACCAGACACTTGATCACTCGGCCGTCGGCGGAGCGGTCGAACACGAAGTCCATCGACCACACCTGGTTGGCCTGCGCTGGCCGCAGCAGCGGCTGACGCTCGCCAACCGGTACCTTCTTGCGCTTGCGGTGCCGCACTTGTAGCTGCTGCTCGCGATACAACCGCTCCACGCGCTTGTAGTTCACCAGGCGTCCTTCCTGTCGCAGCTTGAGATAGATCATCCCCACGCCGTAGCGGCGATGGCGATGCGCCAACGCAAGAATGCGCTCGCGCAGTTCGCCATTGCGGTCTTGGCGTGGGCAATAGCGCAGCGCGCTGGCGCTCATGCCAATCGCCGCCAAGGCACGACGCTCGCTAGCACCACGCCCGATCCACTCGCGCACCAGCGCACGACGCGCCGGTGCGCTCACCACTTTTTTCGCAACGCATCCTTGATCAGGTCATTCTCGAACAACTGCTCGGCCAGCAACTTCTTTAGCCGCGCGTTCTCGGCCTCAAGGTCCTTGAGCCGCTTGGCGTCGGGCACGCTCATGCCGCCGAACTTGCTGCGCCACAGATAGTACGAGGCCTCACTGAAGCCATGCCGCCGGCATAAGTCCTTGATCGCTATGCCCGCTTCGGCTTCGCGCAGGAAGCCGATGATCTGCTCTTCGGAAAAACGCTTCTTCACGTCCAATCTCCTTGGGGTAGGGAATTGGACTCCAAACTGAGGTGCTACTCAAAATTGGGGGGACGTCGGCGGTTCCCCCCATAACGTTTCCGCTGTCAGTGCCTGTGTAAGTCACACATGCTCCGCCGTTGCAGATAGTGATTGTGTGTCCGGGTTGGAGATCGTATGTATATCGAAAGAACCCAGGTCTCGACATGTCAGCCCGCCAAGTGTCAATGAAAACCTGTGTAATAGGGTCGGGCATTGGAGTGCCCAACAAACATGTATCGCAGTTGAAAGGTCCCCATATCTCATTCACCGCTTCCTGTGCGTAGGCATAGCCACCAATCGCCAAGAGAAAGCCAGTACCGAGAACAAGACGTTGCTTCTGCTTTGTGGATAGCTGAGGTGAGAGCTTAAATCCATTCATGTGCATACTTCCTTCTGTAGTGAATTGGTGCAGCTATGCGAAGTCAGGGTCGCCATTTCTGGGCAGCGTTTAGATTTGCCACTCAATCGACCCGATCCATTGACTTCAGTAGCGAGGTTAGCTCGACTTGGGCTAAAATTTTGTAGGGGAAATCTGACGTGTTCTGGTGGTGCCTGATTGCAGTGACGTGCAGCACATAAATTCAAGTCAACTTGAGCTATCCAGATCGATTTGTGTAGCGAAGCCCGTGACATTGATCGTATGAGTTGCCTTGGATATGAGCCATTTCATGCCTGAGATTTCAGATTTAAATCCATTGACCGTGACTTCTTGCTCGGGTGACAAATCGGCGCGGCCTGTAGCAAGCACGTATTCAAATTTAGACACACCGCGTTTGATCCGCTCCAACTCAGCGTGCGCATGCTGGCGTGCCGTTGTCTCGTCGGCATACGAGTCGCGCAGGCGCTTGGCGTTGTCGTCTATGCCAACCAACACTGACTGTCGCCGCGCCTTGCGCTTGTCTACCCAGTACGCACGCACGCCGGTGTAGGCATCGCGGTCGGCAACGGAGTAACGGTGTTGGTCACCGTCGCGCCGCGTCAGGGTGACGGTAGGTAACCGCTTGCCGGTCGCTGTGATCCCGGCGCCAATCGGCGTAAAGATCAGCGCTCCTCCCTTCACCGTTGCCACTGCATCGAACCGCTGCCCCAGGCGAGTGAGCAAATTTATATCGCTTTCGTTGGCCTGGTCGAGATGGGGAAGCTTGGTGCGTGCTAGCACCTCGGCCACGCGCGGGGTTAGTCCATGCTCGCCGGCGAGAGTGTTGAGCACTGCACCCAGCGTGGTGTTGTGCCAGCTGCGCTCACGGCGTGTGCGCATGCCGGCGGTGAGATCTGCACTGCGCGCACGCACGGTGATGATGTCCGGCGCGCCGCTGTACTCCACGTCATCGACAATGAAGGTGCCCTTGTCGACCAAGCCAGTGGCTTTCCAGCCCAGTGCAACGGCCAGGCGCACGCCGCGCTTGGGCAGTGCCATCTTGCCGTCGTGGTCATGGATGCGCAGATCCAGCTGATCGGCTTCACCGCCACGGCATTCGGTGAGAGTGAGATCGAGCAGGCGCGGGGCGATACGCTCGGTCAGGTCAACGCCATCGAGTACCACACGCCACTGCGGAATCGGGTAGCTCATGGGGCGGTCGCCTCCGGCGTGATGTCGTCTGCGCGGCGCAGGCTCAGCTGGAACTCGATCCGTCGCGGTGTGCCGTCCTCGAAGAACAGCGAGGCGGTCTCATTGATCGACAGCAGCAGATACGGCCCGTAGACCACGCCTGCGCCGTCGACCAGCGGTAGCGGCTCACCATCTGCAGCAAGTTCGCGCAGTGTGTCCAGGGACGCGCGGGTACCGGTGAGTTCGGGAGCAATCAGACCAGATAGGTCGATGCTGTCATCGCCTGGTCCGAGGAACTGGCTGGCCGGCCGCGCGCCTACGCGCTCGCTGGTGGCGTGGCGCCAACTCATCTGCCGCTGCAGCTGCAAAAAGGCAGCGCTGTCGAGGGAAAACACGAAGGTGCCGTAGGACATCATCATCAGTTGGATCCTCAGTCGTCGCGCAGGCTGGAGCGGCGGGCCGCCGCCGTGCGCCGCTCGCGCTCTTCAAGTTGGCGGGCAACTTCGCGCGCCAGTGCAGTGGCATCCATGCCGGGTGCGGCATGGACGTGGATGACGTAGCTGTTGCCGCCTGCAGGCGCGCTGGCGGCGCGCACGGGGGCCGACAGTGGCGCACGGCTGTCGATCGCCGTTACCGGCGCTGTGGCTGTTGCCAAGGCCAGTCCAGCACCCACCGCCCGCATCCGGTTGCCGAGCGCCGTCACCGCCTGCACAGGCGCGCTCTGGCCGCGCTGCAGGCCCACGGTGAGGCCCTGCATGGTGAAGTCGCCTAATTGGGCAAACACGCGCGAGGGGCTGTGGATGCCCAGCAAGCCCTTGAAGCGATCGATCACGCCGCTGCCGACGCTGGCGATCGCATCGCCGGCGGCGCCGAGCTTGGAGCGGATGCCCTGGACAAGGCCGCTGATCATGTCCGCGCCGGCCTGCAGCATGCGGGCTGGCCAGTTGGCCAGCTGCAGGTTGATGCCGGCCCACAGCTGCAGCAGCCCTTGGCGGATGCGATCGCCGTTGCCGGTGAACACGCCCACGATGAGCGACCACGTGCCCTGGACGGTTTGCCATACGCCGCCGAGAATCTGCTTGACCACCGGCAGCACGAACACGAACGCCTGCACCAGCCAGCCGATCGCCTTGACGGCCAACTGAAGCTGGGCGACCAGCACCGCGCCCAGGATCTGCCCGAAGCCGCGACCGGCCTGCGTTGCACCGTGCAACTGCGCGGTGGTGGCCTCGAACGGCATCAGCAGCTGCTTGACCCACGCCCAGGCCTGGCCCATCGCCGCCGCCACGGTGTCCCACACGGGCCCAAGCGGCGCGAGTGCGGCCTGCAGTTCGGCCAGCACCGGCGCGGCGACATCGACGATGCCCTGCCAGACGCCGATGGCGAAGGCCTTGATCGGCCCCCAGTACTTCCACACCAGCAGCGCCACCGCAGCGACGGCCGCACCGATCGCCAGCACCGGCAGGCTGACGCCGCCGAGCAGCGGCAGCAGCAAGCGCGCACCGTTGGCGAGCATGGGCAGCACGCGGCCGCCGAACGCCAGCCCCTGCCGCAGCAGCGCACCGAAGCCGCCACCGCCCGACAGCAGCGCCACGGCACCGTGGATCTGCGAAAACGCCATCGCGGCCACGCCGCCGGCCACTAGCAGACCGCCCAGGATGGTCAGCAACGCAGCGCCGCCGATGACGACCTTGGCGATCGCACCCACCAGCGCAGGATTGGCGCGGATCCACGTTGTGACCTGGCCGACCACGGCAGCGGTGCGCTCGGTCAGTTGCTTGAACTGCGGCAGCAGGGTCTGGCCGATCGATTGCGACACCACCACAGCGGTGTTCTTCAGCAGCTGCAGCGAGTTGGCCGAGGTGGCCACGCGCGATGCGTACTCAGCCGACATCGAGCCGCCGTAGCGCTGCGCATCGGCCACCTTGGCGAAGTTGCCCTGCAGCAGCTCCAGATTGGTCAGCAGCGGCGCGATCGCACCGATCGACTCGCGCCCGAACAGCTGCGTCATGGTCGCGGCCTGCTCGGCCTTGGGCAGTGCGCGCAGCTTCTGCAGTACCGACATGATGGCCCCGCCGGCATCCTTCTGCATGACCTGGGCCATGGCCGTGGCCTTGATGCCCAGCTTGTCGAACGCCTCGCGCTGGCTCTTGGTGGCCGACTCGCCCGATGCCAGGGTGAGCAGCATGTTCTTGATGCCGGTGGCCGAGACTTCTGACTCGATGCCCATGCCGGCCACCGTGGCGCCCAGCGCGGCCAGCGGCCCGCTCTGCAGGCCGGCGACCTCGCCCAGGGCACCGATGCGGTTCACCACCGCGCTGATCTTGTTGACGCTGGCAGGTCCCGTGTTGCCGAGGTTGTTGATCTTGTCGGCCAACACGACGACCTCGGCCTGGCCCATGCGGAAGGCGGTGCGCCAGGTCGCCATGGTCTGGCCGGCTTCCTCGGCGCTGCTGTCGAAGGCCACGCCCATCTTGGCCGCGTCCTCGGCAAAGCGGACCAGCTCCTGGCGCGGGATGGCAGCCTGGCCGGCCGCCGCCACGATCTTGGCAATCTCGGCCGGCAGCATGGGCAGGCGCATCGAGAGGTTCTCGACATCGCGCCCCATCTGCGCGAACTGCTGCGGCGTGCTGAAGTCCACGACCTTGCGCACATCGGCCATGGCTGACTCGAATTCCATCGCATCGCTGATCGGCAGTGCGGAAGCGCGCAAGGCGCGCTGACCGGCGAAGGCCATGCCGGCGCCGTAGGCGCTCGCCTGCAGGCCGGCGCTTTGAATGCGCGCACTGCGGCGTTGTGCCGCGTCGATCGCCGCCAAGCGCTGCTGCTGGGCGCGCATTGCAGTGTTGGTGCTCTCGATCTCGCCGCGCAAACGGCGCTCATGCGTGACCAGCTCGCGCGTACTGATCCCGGCCGTTTCCAAGCGACCCCGCAGGCGCTGCAAGCCGGCCTCCTGCGCACCGTGCGCGGTCTTGAGTTCGCGCGCGGTGCGCACAGCGCGCTCGAACTCAGCATTCATGGCAGCGGTAGGCGTGCCGGTCGCCTTGATCTGCTGGGCGAGCGTGCGCACCGATTGCCGCTGCGCATCGAGCGCGGCCTTGGCGCGCTGCGCCGTGGCCACCTGCTCGCGGTAGGCGCCGATATCGCGGTGCTGGCTGTTGAGCTGACGCAGCGCGTCGCGCTGATTGCGCAGTGCGGTGGCAACGCCACGGCTGCCACTGAGCACGCGTTTGAACGGGCCGGTGGCGCGATCGACGGCGGCCAGGATGACCTGCAGGCGCAGATTGTCGGAGGCCGCCATTTAGGCGGCCTCGCTCGTGGGGTGGCGCATCATTCGGCTCCGCTTCGCAGGCGGGCACGCTCGCGCCACGCCGTGAGTTCGTGCAGCGACCAACCGTCCATTTCAGACGGCGGCCAGTGGAAGATGGCCGCGATGTCGGCCATCGCATCCTCTACGCAGTCGGAAAATCCGCTTCCCTCTGTGCCTTCGGCAAGAAAAAAACCTGTACCTCCTGGCCTACCGCCAGCAGGTCGGCCGGATCCATTGCGTTGACGTCGGCGGTGGTCAGCGTGGGCGAAGAAATGCGCGGCAGCAGCGTTGCCAGTGCGGTGACATCCAGCTGCAGCACGTCGGTGAGCTTGAGGCCGCGCAGCTCACCCGCACCAGGCTTGCGCACCTTGAGGTCGGTGATGGTCTGCTCGCCGCGCACGATGGGCTGGTCGAGGGGAACGGCTGGGGAAAATGTCGGAGTCATCGCAAGGTCTCAGGGCTGTGGCCTGGCAGCGCCAGGCCGGAAGGGTCAGGCGCCGATAGCGCGGCGTTGGGCGGCAAGCAAGTCCACGCCGTTGACGATCTCGGTCATGTTGACCAGATCGATCTCGATAACGGTGGCGCCGTTGATGGTCAGCTTGTAGTAGCTGGCCGAGGTCTTGACCGAAAACTCGGTGTCATCACCGGACTTGCCAGTGCCCGGATCAATCTCGCTGTGGCGGCCGCGCACGACCACTTCCACCGCATCCACCTCGGCGGTGTCGTCGCGCTGGTAGGCGCCGGCAAAGCGCAGCTGCACGGCGTTGTGCGTGGTGGCGCCGTACTGATTGAGCACGCCGCGCATCATGCCGCCGCACTTCCATTCGAGCTCGATCTTCTCCTGCCCGAAGTCGATGTCGACCGGGCCATTCATGCCGCCGCCACGGTATTCCTCCATCTTGCGGGTCAGCGTGGGCAGCTTTACTTCGACCACTTGGCCGAGATAGCTCTCACCGTCGTTAAACAGGTTGAGCGCCTTGAGTTTCTTGGGCAACGCCATGGGGTTCTCCGGGAATCAGATCGGTGCGTTACGCGTTGACGCGCTCGGCGAAGTCGGCCAGGTAGCTGGTGGTGATCTTCTGGTACAGCTGCAGGTTCTCTAGCGGCGGCACCGGTGTGTAGTCGTAGTCGATGCGCAGTGCGCCATCGGCGAGCGTGGTGGCGCTGTTGACCGTGCCGTCGTACCAGGCGTTGGCATCGATCAAATAGCCGGACGACTTCAGATCGCGGAACTTGGCATTGATCGTTTCCAGCAGGTCTTTGACCAACGAGGGATGCATCGGCTTGTCGACGTAGAACGCCACGCCCTCGGCGATGGTATCGGCCAGGATCTGTGCGGTGCGCGTGGCCGTCTCGAACGCGAACATCGTGTCTTCCGCGCACGTGCGCGATCCCCAGAAGCGCTGGCCGTTGAACGTGACCAACGTGGTGATGTCGCCCTCATTGAGCACGCCCGCATCGGTCGCCGGATCCTGCAGATCCCAGTGCACGTCCTTGGAGATGCCGGTGACGCCGGCCACCGGCACGTTGGACAGGCTCTTGTGCCAGCCTTGCTCGGTGTCGATCTTGGCGCGTAGGCCGAGCGCACGCGCGGTGGCATACGCGGCGGTCGTGGTGCTGGTGGCAGTGTCGAAGGCCAGGAAGTCCGGCCAGATCAGCATCAGCTCGCGGTCGCCGAACTCAGCGCGGTAGGTGATGGCATCGGCGACGCTCTCGGCGACCGGGCGCACGTAGGCCATGGCGCGCAGTTTCTTGGCAATCGTCGCCAATGCTTTCGCCACCGGCAGCGTATCTAGACCCGGTGCGCCCAAGATGCGCGGGCGCACGCCGAGCTGCGCTTGCGCGGCGAGCAGCGCATACAGGCCAGTGTAGCCGCTGGGCTTGGCCTCGCCGATGACATTGCTAGTGGTCTTGGCCGCGTCCTCGTCTTCGGCGACACGCACGACGATGGTCACCGGGTTGGTCTGATCGGCGATGCCCTGCAGCGTGGCGCGCAAGGTGCCCTTGGTGCCGGCGCTGGCGATCGCACCCAGCACATCGGTGATCAGCACCGCCTTGTTGAGTGGAAAGACCTTCTCATCCGCATCGGAAGCCGTGGCGACCAGGCCGACGACAGCAGTGGAGACGGTGCGGATGGTGCGCGTGCCTGCGCTGACTTCGATGACGCGGACGCCGTGGTGGTAGGCAGTGGACATAGATTCCTCGATCAGGACGAGCGGAAGCGGAGCGGAATGGTCAGGCGTGCGCGCGCATTGGCGGGTGCAACGTCGGTGCGCTGGCCCTCGATGGTCAGCACGAAGTTGCCGGGTGCATCGCCGACGACCAGGCCGACGCGTGTCAGGCGCAAGCGCGGCTCCCAGCGCATGAGCGCGGTGGCGTTAGCGCCGTAGAGCAGCGTGCGGGTGGCGCCGTTGAATGGCTGGTCGATCAGTTCGGGCAGCAGCGAGCCGAAGTCGCGGCGGTGCACGCGCGTGCCGATGGGCGTGGTGAGGATGCAAGCGATCGACTGGGCCAGGTGCTGGTCACCTTCGATCAGCCGACCGGTGTTGGCATCCACACCGATCACTGCGGGCCACCGCTGAGCGCGCTGCCGACGGTGACCCCAGTGGTCTTGTGATTCTTCAGGCTGATCCCGCCGCCGAGCACATCGGTGGTCGCAGTCGCGGTACCGGTGATGCTGGTATCGCCATTGAGTTGGGTGGTGCCGTTGACGGTCAGCGGACCGTTGAGGGTGATGCCGCCATTGGCGGTGATAGTGGCGGTGCCGCCGCTGGGCAACGTGGCCTGCAGCGCGTGCGCGTCGGTGTCGTACTGCAGCTGCGCGCCATCGGCAAAGCGCAGCACGTGCAGCGTGTCGGAGGCAGCAGGCGCTGCGAATTGGTCGGAATACAAACCACGTAGCACCAGGCCATCGGCCAGATCGCCGGCCGGGGACAGCACCACGACTTGTTCGCCAATTGCCGGCGCCGACCAGATGATGGTGGTGCCGGCCAGGGTGACAGCCCAGGGCAGATAGTCGGTCAGCATCTCGCCGACCTGCACGCGGCATCGCGCTGTGGCGAGATTCACCTCGGCGACGGTGCCGAGGCGAATGGCGTTACTCAGCGCGGAGGATGCGGTGCCCATGCATCCATGGTCAGCGGCTGCTTGCTGTGGCGCACTCGAATTGATGCGTAGAACGCGTAGCTACACGGATTGCGGCCGGGTGCATCTAATCAAGCGAAGGTACGCGCCGCTCTATGCGATCCAGTATGCGCTGGACTAAGCGTCAGGCGAAGCCTACTGCTTCGGCGACGAACGAAATGGCAGTGGTAGAAACATAGCCAGTGGCATTGTTGCGGATCCGAATCGTCAGTTTGCCTTCCCCATAGCACTCGTTGCCAGATCCCGACAGCGCTGTGGACGTGATGCTGCAACCGTAGTCACCGGTCATTGCCGAGTAGTTCGCAGCCGAGTTGGAAGATGACCCATTGCGATTGCCACGCAGCCAGGACACCGCGAAATCTAGCTGCACAGAATAGTTGCTCGCCGGCTGACCGCTAGGTAGCCACGTTCCGGAAGTTGGAGAGCCGCTCACCGCTTTACCCGAGAGGCCGAGCCCCCACGTCCCATTGGCCCGAATCGAGAACGAAACGCTTGCCGTCTGGCTACCGCCCTCGGACGTGGCTGCCTGGCTGCCTGCGTAGTAGTGAACCCCGTTGTTGGAGAGCGTATAGACGGCGCTGCCCTTTCTAGCCCAACGGTTGCTGAGATCCGAACCGGCATTGTCGCGGTAACCGACATCCGGCGCCCTGCTGCCGAACGCCAACGGCGCATACCGACGGTGCAGATCGTTGCCGTCGCTGGAACGGTAGCCCGACACGCCGCCGATTTCCCCTTGCACGTAGAGGTCAAAGACATCGTCGAAATCCAGCCCCGCACCTGAACGATACCCCGTCGCCATGACTAGGCGATCGCTGGCGGCTGCATCGCAGCTGCCTCGTTGTGCAGGCGGTCGTATACGGCCTTCAAATACACGACCACACCGGCAGCGCTGACATTGGATAAATCCTGGCCGGTTACAGGATCGACGAGATCGGTGGCGAACGTGCGGGTCGCAATCGCATCTGAGGTGGTGGTGAGCGGCTCCCGGCCGTCCAGCATCTTGTTCACAGCACCATCCAGCAGCAGGAACTCCATCCCTTGGAAGACGACGTTTGCCACACCGGTCAGCGGGTCGTAGAAGAAATGGGACTTCACCGCGATGCGCTCAACGTCAACGCCTGGTGCGAGTGTGCGAATTCGAGAATTGGTCATGGGGCAGCCTATGGATCAGTGGATGGGTCGGAGGTCAGCGAGGTCTGCCTGCAGCCGTCGAACGGCGGTGGACAGTTGCTTGATAGCGTTGAATGCGACCGGCAGGAGCTGATCGATGTGGACCGATGGCACCAGTTCACCGGCAAAGCTCACGCCGTGCGCGTCCACTGTTTCGGGCATGAGTTCCAGCAGCTGCTCTGCATCGAAGAACAGGCGCACACGGCCGTCCGGGTTGTACTGTTCTTTGTAGCGCCCCAGCAGCGTGGCGACTTGTTCCACCTCGGCCAAGCCATAAGGCAACGCGCCAATGATGTTTTTGAGTTTGCGTGATGAGCCGAAGTCAAAGCCCCCGACGGCCGATAGGGCGCCGGAGGTGGTCAACCCCATGCGCTGCTGCAACGCTCCATTGTTGGTCGCCATGCCGATACGGAGATGACCGTTCTCGCTCCAAAAGCCGATGTTGTAAGCGCCATCAATCAGGCCGAAACCGCCCCCGAAGCTGCCTGAGCTCAGGTGAGCAAAGCTGTTAATGCCATTGCCCGGTTGGCTCACAGTTGGGCGCAATAGCAGGCTACCTGCCGTGTTTAGTACTGCTTCTGCCGTGGCGTTGAACGCGCCATTGGGACGAAGATAGACGCTTGCGCCGCCCTCAGCTCCGAGGACAGTCACATTGCTCTTGCTGATGAAATAGCCCGATGCAGAGCTAAAGCTATCTGCATGCACGGATCCGCCAAACGAGCCTGCACCCGTGACGGCGACCTGCGTAGTTTCGAGGTAGAGCGGGTTAGCGCCGGTCCGGATGCGACCGGCAATCCAAGCGTTGTTCGCCGTATTGACGAAATCTACTACTGGCGTGCCATTGCCATAGTCGCGCATGAGCACGCGCCCGGCGCCTGAAATGACGGCATCAAACGCGCCCTGTGCGCCGCCGCTGATGTTGACCCCCAGACGCGTGACGGTGAGCTGTCCGGTCATCGTGTCCCCGGACTTGGCCACGTAGTTGGTGTGTGAGTGGTCCGCAGGTGTGAAGGTTTGCGGCTTGTTGCCGACTTGGTCCCACGATGGCCACGTAGTCGCTGTGGTAGGGACGCCAGTCAGATTTTCCCACGCGCGGTAGTAAACGCCGTGCTGCCCGTCGAGCTTGTCAGCATCCAAATTGTTGCCGGCACCTTCGTCCTTCAGGGCTGCGCCCTTCAGTTCGAGTGCGGTGCGCAGCAGCGCAGCGCTTGTCAGGCCGAGCAGTCCTCGAATGAACGCGGATGGAGCGCCGGCGCCCAGGCGAGCGTCCAAGATCTTCTTCAACAGCCATGCGGTAATGACGCGGATTTTGTCGGTACCCTCAGCGGCTTCTTCTTCTGTCGCTAGCTCAACGATCCCGGCGACCTCAGTCGTGGCGGCCGGATCGGTGAAGTTGGTGCCGCCGAATGTGATTTGCTGTACGTCGATATCAGCAAATACCGCATCGAGAGCGAGCAGCATCATGGCCGCGGCGGCCTTGCCCAGTAGAAGCGTCGGCTGGCTATAGACGGCGAACAGTGTGCCGTTGGACAGGTACAGGCCGAACCCGTAGCAGTCATAGACGGCATCGGACTCATCGCGGATGGACACGTGGATGGTGTCGTCGGCGGTAATGGTCCCGCCCACCGCTGCTACCCGTTTGATTTCGCCGGGTAACGCGGTCAACGCGGCTGAGACGCTAAATGGCGCGTTTGCGATGCCAACATGGCTGATCAGCACCGCATTGGTGCCGGTGTTCGGTGCATTGACCAGCGCGGCACGGCCAGCGGTGGTGACTTGGAGTTTGAGACCGGGCATGTCGGTGTCCAGTTACTGGGCATCCATGAGCAACCGCCGATAGACGGCTGGCCGCGCAACGGCGAACACGCCGATGCGGGCTTCTGCTTGGAATCCCTGAGTGAAGGTGAAGTGGGAGCGGACAGGCTTGGTGCGCTCGACTTCGGCAATGACTTCATTGACGAAGCGCGACGTCGCGGTCTGGCCATCGGTGCCGGTCAGCGTGAGCGTAAGCTCGAAGGTGTGCGGTTCGCCGCGCGGCTCGGTTTGCCACCACTCGCGGATGGCTACCGCGCCGCCGAAAGACTCCACGACCATGCGCACACTGTTGGCCGTGCCCTTGCGGCGTTGGATCGCCATGGCGCTGCGCAAGCGCGAGCGCTTGACCGCATCGCTCCAGTCGGCCTTCCAATCATCGACCGAGAGCGTCCAGGCCAGCCACGGCAGATGGCCGGCTGGGCATGTGTCCGGATTCCACAGGTCTGGATACGGCAGCGGGATCGCTTCCAGGCGCTCGGTGACGGCGGCCAGGGCGCGCTCCATCGGCGTGGCGTTGGGTGGCAGCGGGGAGTTACTCATCGATGCCGGCGTGCACGATGTCGATCGCAGTGCAGTAGGCGGCCTGCGTGCGGCTGATCCGAATGTCGGCTGCAGGCGCGTCCAACTCAACACGCTGCACGCCGTCTGCGAACAACTTGGCCTTGATCGCTGACTCCGGCACGTCGCGACCGATGCGATGTGCCTCATCCAGATACGCCTGCAGGCTGCGCAGCGCCTCGCGCATGACGACCGCCGAGTCGGGGCCGGCGTAGGTGTAGACGCGCCCATGAATGGCATACGGGACGATCTGGGCGCTCTGGACCGTGACACTGTCGGTCAGCGGGCGCACGTCGTCGTTGGTGAGGATCGCCGCGACCTGGTCCAGCAATGACTGGGGAGCCGTGCCATCGCCGGTGCGCGATTGCACGGTGACCAGCACTTGCCCAGGCGCGGGGCTGGTGGCGCTGGCGTCCATGACATCGGCTGACGCGCTGAGCGCGTGATAGATGTAGGCACCCTCGGGGCCGGCGACGCTGAAGCCCTCCGGCGCTAGCTGGATACGGCGACGGAAGTCCACGTCGGACTCGTAGGTTGGTGCAATGCCGTTCTCCGGACGGCCCGGATTGAGCAACAGGCGCGCCACTCCGAACAGCGCGCCGAGGTGATCGAGGTTGCTGCCGGTGGCGAAGGCCAGCATGGTCTGCTGCGCCTTGTCGTTGGCGCGTTGGCGCAACAGCAGCTCACGGGCTGCGAACAGTTGCAGGATCTTGTAGACCGGATCGGCTTCGGTGAGCGCAGAGAACTCCGGCATCAGCCTGCGGAATTGCGCAAGCGCATCAGCAAAGATCGTCTCGAAGTCCAGGGCCTCGATCAGGTCTGGAGCTTGAAGTTTCGATAGATCGACGGCGGTGAAGGAGGCCATTTGGCGAGCAGATAAGAGGACGCGTCTAGCGTCCCTTCGCGATGGCCGCAAGCCAACGGACTCGCCACGTAGGACGCGCGCTTACCGGCTCAAATGCTCGATGAGCATGACGCGGATCTGCTCATGGTCGCTTGCAGTTAGTCCCAGTAGCACGCGTTTCTCGTAACGTGCCCTTGGGCCACCAGGCCGCACTTGCTCAGTCAGTCCCTCTTGATGCACGCGCGCAATCCGCGACACGCGGCCCACAAATCCAACGCTTGCAGCATTGGGGCTGGCGTTGACCTTGAAGTACTTGGCCCGCCGCAGCTTGGCAAACATCTTGGCGCGCTTGACCCGCCCGGACTTCTGCCGCAGCTGCTGCTTGCGCGGTGCGTATGGCGTGCCGTCAGGTGCCTGCTGTTTACCGATGCGCTGGCTCTGCGAGCGCCGCAACGCGGTGCCGATCTTGCGCGCCAGTTTGCGCCGCTCGCCCTCCTGCAGGGGCGCCAGTAATGGCGCGGCCCAGTTCTCTAGTGCGGTCAGCTCATCCATGTCGGATCGATCACCGGCTCCGGCGCATGGGCCATGTCATAGCCGCCGCCATCCTTCGTGGTTACCACCACGCGTTCGGTCAGCGGCAATTTGATCGACAGATCCACGGCGTCGTTGGCAAGGATGTCGGCCTCGAAGGCGATCTCGCCACGTCGCGTGGGATTGGATAGCAGCTCGGACTGATTGACCTGCACCCATTCCAGCAGCGGCAGCATCACGCTGTCCGGATGGCCGGCGTAGTCGGTCAGGATCAGGTTGAGCGTGTACTGGTACTCGAACGACAGCCTCGGCTGGAACGTGCTGACCAGGCTTCCTGCGTCGATAAACACCAGTAGCCGATCAGCATCACGTGCCAGCTCGGGCAAGGCTGCGACCAGATGCGCGCGCAGGCTGGCGGGCTTGATCATGGGGCCGGCTCCGGTGCGTGGAGGTCGATCCAGTCCTGCAGCGCGCTCAGTTGCGCAGCGGTGGTGTGGCAGCTGGTGTAGTTGTCGGCGACGGTGCCGGCGATGACAGAGAGCGTAATGCCGGCGGCCGGCGCATCAGGATCTCCGGTGGGCGGCCCGGCAGGGTTGCCCGTGGCGGCGGCGTCGTGCAGCCGCACAAAGCCAGCAGGGATAGTGCAAGCAGCATCGGCTTTCTGGGTGACATAGATCGGGATCTCGCGGGTGATGGTGGCGCCGGCTTGGCGCACGATCTGCACGCGGTCGACGTATTTCGTCACTACGGTGGTGGAGCCTTTGGCGCTGTCGCGTTCCGCCTCGGCCCGACGCTTGGCCTGCAGCGCGACATCGCGGTCTTGCTGCGCGGTGCTGACGCGCTGCTCTTGCCACACGCAGCCACCGACGAGCACGGCAATCAGCGCCAGCAGGATGATCAGTCGCGTGACCATCAGGGCACGCCCAGGATCTGCAGGGCGCGCTGCGTGCGCGTGACGCGATCGCTGTGGCCTTCGGGCAGGCGCTTTGCTCGCACGTTGCCCAGGTTGATCTTGCGGCCCAGGCCCAGCACATCGCCGGCATCGGCCAGCACGTTGAGGCCGTTGTCGTGCCAGTACGCCGCTGCACCCAGGGCACTCGGCTCGACCTGCAGCAGCAGATCCGGCTGCTCTTCCAATGGCAGGCCGATCAGTACACCGATGCGGCGGTAGTTGCCACGGAAGGTGTGTTGCATCGGGCCACGGCCCCGGAAGAGGTGACCGTCGCCGCTGGTGGCGTCGCCGTTACCCAAGCGGTCGGCGTAGACGAAGTTGGCCAGACCGGCCGGGTTGCGCAGGAACTTGGGCGCTTGCGCCGGCGTGATGCGTGCACCAAAGACTTCCAGCAGCCGGGCGCTGGTGGTGTAGGTCAGGCCTTCTTCCATGCGCGACAGGCTCAGACTCTCGTGGCCGACCTGGCCAAGCCAGTGCGCGGCGCGACGCTTGGTGGTGATGCCGAAGCGGTTGGCGGCGGCGAGTAGTGGGCCATGCCAGCGCTGTGCGCGTTGCGGTGAGCACTGCATGATCGAGGCGAGCTGGGTATCGGTGAACATCAATCGACCTTCAGGATGCGCGCCACATTGCCCTGGGCGCGGTAGGTGAGCACCGCCAGCACGATCAACGTGCCCAGGTGACAGAGACTGACCTGCGAGCCGGCGCCGGCCAGCAGGATGTGCAGTGCCTGGCCGCCGGTGCTGGCGATCAGCAACCACGCGCACCAGCCCGCGCCGCGTCGATGGCGCGCATCGACTGGGCGGTAGGTAAGCAGGCGGACGCAGATGGCAAGCGAGGCCATCAACGTCAGGACGGTGACCAGGCTATGCACTGGGCGGACCTCCACGACGTAGGAAGGAAAAGTCGAACGATTTGCTCTTTTCGATCAGGCCGAGCGTGACGGTGATCGCGCACGCCGCGCTGGCGAAGGCGGCCACGCCACTGGATTTGATTGGCAGCCAGAGCAGGATCTCTGGCGCCAGCTGGTAGCCGGCGATCACGCTCACCGGGAAATAGATCAGTCGCGCCAGCAGCGGTTGTTTGGCGGCAGACACGACAAACAGCGCGCCGCCGGCGAAGGCGCCGATCAGCGCGTCGCCATCGATGCCAGGCAGCACGGAGGCAAGGCCCACACCGGTGGCGATCAAGAAGCCGCTCGATACGGAGGTGGGTTCGGTCATCAGGTCAGTCCCATAGCTGCACAAGCGGCGTCATCGCCGCTGTGGTGGTGGTTACCTCGGGCAACTCCACCGGGGTGCCATGCGGAAGCACAGCGCCCAGTTCGGCTAGGCCGGGATTGAGGAGATAGGTGCGCTCGACCAGGCCGGCCGTGCTGCCCAGGTGGCGCCAGCACAGCAGGTCGACGGTGTCGCCTTGCATCGCGTGCACGCGCATCAGATGAGCTCCACCGTGCTGCGTGGCAGGTTCTGCAGATCGCGCACGGCCCAGCGTTGGTCGCGGCGTAGCTCGGTGATGCTGGGTGACAAGTCATCGGCGCGCTGGTTGGCGCTGTCGGTCGCGTCGAAGCTGCGGTAACGCTCTGCTACCTCAACGGCGGTGGCACATGCGACCGCGCGCAAATACAGCTGCACGCGGCGGGAGACACCATCGACGGTGGTGCTGGGCACATCGGCGAGCGCTGCGTAGCCGGCGGCTTGCTGCGCGTCTGCCCAGGCCTGCAGCTCGTCGTTGACGGCCAGCATGGCGGCCACAATCGCCTGGCGCAGGCGCGCATCGGTGACGGTGCCATCCAGGCGCATGCTTGCCCGCACACTGGCCGGTGCGATCGCCGGCCAGAACGGTGCGTTGGCGATCGCATCGGACGTGGCGCTGGTGGTGCCGGGGGCAGTGAATCCGCTCATGGATGGCTCGGAAAAGATCGCCGGTGGTCGGGGCGTCACCGCAGCGATGACGTGCTGTGGATCGGCCCCGAGCCGGCGAGGGTTGCGGGGACGCTCGGTTATGCGCTGGTGCCCGCAGGCTCAGCGCTGAACTTCTTCAGGAGACGCTCGGCGCGCTCCAGATCCTTCTTGCCGCCGCAGCTGCCGTGCAGTGCGATGGCGCGCTGCAGATCAGCCACAGCGGCAGCGGCGATCGGCTGCGCCTGGTCGGCAGGCGTCTCATCGATGATGCCCGCCAGCGATGCGCGGGCCAGCGCCAGGTGCAGCTTGGCGCGCACCTCATCGGGCATGTCCTGCTCGGCGGTCAGCGTGGCGGTGTCGGCCAGGACGGCCGCATCGAACGGCTGGCCGGTCTTCTGCGCCGACAACGCTGCCTCGGCCACTTCCTCGGCCAGCACGCAGCCGACCGTGCGGGAGAAGCGGTCGGGCATCTGCAAGCCGTGCTTGAGCACATAGGCGCCCAGCTCCAGCGCGCCGGCATAGTCGCCGGCATCAATGCGCCACACCATGCACGTCATGACGATCTCGTCCTGTGCGCCCTGGCCGCCGGCCAGCACGCCGGCCAGATATGGCACGTAGGCCGGCAGCAGCTGCACCTTGAGCGCCGCCTTGCCCTGGGTGGACTGGATCTGCTTCAGCCGCAGGCGATCGCTCTGCAACTGCGCCATGTGTTGCTCGTAGGCGGTGGCACCGGCCATCAGCTGGTGCGGGGCGCGCTGGGCCGCTTCTAATTCGGCCAGCACGCGGCTGTGGTGACGCTTGGCGGGACTGTCGGCCACGGATTAGGCCTCGATCTCGATGTGCTCGACCACGCAGCCCAGGCCGTAGTCTTCGACCACGTAAGCATCGTTGGAGGACTCGTAGTTCTCGATGCGATCGCGTGCGGGCACTTCCTGGATGTAACGACGACGGCCGCCGGTCTGGTAGTAGATCGACAGGTTCGCCAGCGAGGTGACCATCAACGCGCCATCCGGCAGGTACGGCACCTCGGCCACCTGCAGGCCGCCGACGCGGCGCTGGCTCAGAATCAGGTCGGTAGCGATCTTCTCGCTGGCCGCCTGGTCCTTGTTGACCATCGGGAAATACTTGTCATGCATCAGGTCGCGGCCGAGCACCACGACCAGGCTCGGATCCTTGCGGTGCCACGGGTCGAGCAAGTTGCTCACCACATCGAACACCAGCGCATCGAGGTTGCGGTAGTCCGCGCCATCGCTGGGCCCGATGACCATCTTGCCGGCCGTCTTGCCGCTCGCTAGCACGCGCTGGGCAGCGTTGGTGCGGTACTGCTGCATCCATCCGATGTTGACGTCTTCCAGCAGCGGGAACTTGGCGCGGTCGGTGTCGGCAGCGGCATGCGTGCCGTTGAAGCCGATCTGCAGACGGTCCAGCGCCTGGCGCTTGACGATGGCATCGCGCAGGCGTGCCTGGAAGTCCGGGAACTTGGCCCAGGAATCGAGCAACGCATACGGGATGGCGGTGTCGAAGTCGGTCTTCTTTGCCAGGTACTCGTTCTTGTCGAGCGCGGCCACGTTGCGCGGGGTGCGGGTCTTGCCGGCGCCGGTGTCGGTGCGGCTGGCGATGCTGCCAGTGACACCGATACCCACCTTCTGACCGGACAATTCGTCCACCGGGATGATGTTGACCTTGGACAGGAACTCGCTCGATTCCTGCATGCGCGTTTCGAGCTTCTGCTGCACGGTCGGATCGACAGCGAAGGAATGGAAGGCGGAGGTGATGCCGTTGAGCTTGGCGATCTGCTCGGCGAACTGGTTGAACTGCAGGCGGGTGGCGTTTTGCATGGTGGCTCCGAAGGTGGGGCGCTGCGGCGTGTGTGAGGTGTGCGAAAAGCGCAGGGATCAGCAGTCGGTCAGTACGGACGCGCCGCCGCCGGTGACCACCGGGCGTGCGGGCTGTGCCGGATCGGGCTGCTGCGACAGCGAGGCGCGCAGCTGCGCCAGGTCGTTTGCCAGCTGTTCGTGCTGGGACTTCTGCTCGGCGTGTTCGGCCTGCAGGCGGCCGAAGCGCTCGTCCTGCCCGCGCACGTGCTCGGCGATCTGTTCGATGCCTTCGCCCAGGTCTGCGAACTGCTCGGCGGTGATGGCGCTGGCGTCTTCGCTCTTGAGCGCGGTGCGGATCCGGCTCAACAGGCTGGCGACCGGACCTTCGCTGACCTCGCTGAATTCCAGCACGGTTTCTTCGGCGACGGTGAACAGGTTGCCGGGCGATTGCTTGCGATCGGCCAGCGGGTTGGCGTCGGGGTGCTGGCCGGCGAAGCTGAGCATCGAGGTGCCCAGGCTGGCCGGTGAGTCGGTCACCGCCAGACCAACCAGATACGCCTTGCCGGTATTGGCGAACTTCTCCTGCACCTCGATGCTGGTGTAGAGCTTCTGCTTGGACTTGTTGATGGTGATCAGGTCGGCAGTCGGCTCGATCTGGGCAAACAGTGCCAGACGCTTGCTGCCGTCGATCTCGACCTCTTCGGCTTTGACGGCGGTGACATCGCCATATGCACGGAAGGGCGAGTCAGGCAGCAGGCTGCGCATGTGCTCGATCCAGATGCGGGCGTTGTAGGTCTCGCGGTTGTAAGTGGCGGCCATATCGTCGATCCAGCTGCGTTGGATCGTGCGGCCATCGGTGGTGGCGCCTTCGACGGCCACGCGGAACCAGTTGGAACGGAACTTCTTGGTCTTGCCCGACATGGGTGTCCTCTGCGCTGGATGCGTTTGCGATGACCCATGGTCAAACGCGACGCATAGCGCAGCAACGAAATCACCGTGTAAACAAGGTGATTACGCGTTGCTCAACTGTCGGGAATAAGAGGTGTGCTGCACCCTGATCGGCATGCAAAGCGTTGCCACCCAGCTCCCGATGGACACCCGCAGACAGGCCAAGTTCCTGTACTGGATGGGATGGCGCGTGACCGAAGTTGCGCAGGCCATCGGCGAGAACGAGAAGACTGTACACAGCTGGAAGTCGCGTGACGAGTGGGATCGCGCAGATAACGTTGAGCGCATCGGTGGTGCATTGGAAGCACGCCTGGTCGTGCTGATCATGAAGCCGGAAAAATCCGGTGGCGACTTCAAAGAAATTGATCTGCTGCATCGGCAGCTGGAGCGCCAAGCGCGTATCCAGCGCTACCAAGGTGGCGGCAACGAAGCCGATCTGAATCCGGCTGTCGCCAATCGCAACGCCGCGCCGAAGAAGAAGCCAAAGCGCAACGACTTCAGCGAAGAACAGATCGAACAGCTGACCACGGCGTTCGTCGACGGCTGCTTCGACTATCAGCGTGATTGGTACCGGGCCGGCAACGAGCGTACCCGCGTCATCCTCAAGTCGCGCCAGATCGGTGCCACGTACTATTTTGCACGCGAAGCATTGATCGATGCGCTCACAACAGGGCGCAATCAGATCTTCCTCAGCGCGTCCAAGGCGCAGGCGCACCTGTTCCGCGGCTACATGCAGCAGTTCGTGCGCGAGACGATCGACGAGACGCTCTCCGGCGGCGACAGCATCGTATTCCCCAATGGCGCCGAGCTGTTCTTCCTGGGCACCAATGCGCGCACTGCACAGGGCTACCACGGCAATTTCTATTTCGACGAGTTCTTCTGGACCTACGGGTTCAACGAGTTGAACAAGGTCGCCAGCGGCATGGCGATGCACAAGAAGTGGCGCAAGACCTACTTCAGCACCCCATCGAGCATGGCCCACGAGGCCTACACCTTCTGGACCGGCGAGCGCCGCAACAAGGGCAAGCCGGCGGCGCAGCGGATCCAGATCGATGTGTCCCATGACGCGCTGGCCAGCGGGCGCCGCTGCCAGGACCGCGCCTGGCGGCAGATCGTCAACATCCTCGACGCCCAGCGCCGTGGCTGCGACCTGTTCGATATCGAGGAACTGCGCGAGGAATACAGCCCGGACGCGTTCGCCAACCTGTTGATGTGCGAGTTCGTCGACGACGGCGCCAGCATCTTCCCGCTGGCGATGCTGCAGCCGTGCATGGTCGACAGCTGGGTCGAATGGGGGCAGGACTACAAACCCTTCGCCGCGCGCCCTTATGGCGATCGCGCGGTGTGGATCGGCTACGACCCGGCCGAGACCGGCGATACCGCCGGCCTGGTCGTGGTGGCGCCACCGCAGCTGCCGGGCGGCAAGTTCCGGTTGCTGGAGCGGATCCAGTTTCGGGGCATGGACTTCGCCAAGCAGGCCGCCGAGATCGAGCGCATCACGCGCCGCTACTGGGTGACCTACATCGGCATCGACACCACCGGCATGGGCAGTGGCGTGGCGCAGCTGGTGAAGCAGTTCTTCCCAAATCTGGTCACTTTCAGCTACTCCCCGGAGGTCAAGACGCGCCTGGTGCTCAAGGCCTTCGACGTCATTCACAACGAGCGGCTGGAGTTTGATGCCGGCTGGACCGATGTTGCGCAATCGTTGATGGCCATCCGCAAGACGATGACGGCCAGCGGCCGGCAATCTACTTTCACCGCTGGCCGCTCGGAAGAAACCGGCCACGCGGATCTGGCGTGGGCACTGTTCCACGCGCTGCAGAACGAACCGCTGGAAGGGCGCACCGCGCGCAACTCCGGCTTCATGGAGATCTCTTGATGTCGACCGACCAGCTGCCCGCCACCGCGCCTGCAGCGCCAGCAGTGCCCGCACGCGCCGAGGCCTTCACCTTTGGCGACCCGACGCCGGTGCTCGACGGCCGCGGGGTGCTGGACTATCTGGAGTGCTGGCAGAACGGACGTTGGTACGAGCCGCCGGTGGCGCTGGATGGCCTGTCCAAGACCACGCGCAGCAATCCGTTTCTGCAGTCCGGCCTGATCTTCAAACGCAACATGCTGGCGCGTACCTTCAAGCCGCACCCGACGTCCCCCCAATTTTGAGTAGCACCTCAGTTTGGAGTCCAATTCCCTACCCCAAGGAGATTGGACGTGAAGAAGCGTTTTTCCGAAGAGCAGATCATCGGCTTCCTGCGCGAAGCCGAAGCGGGCATAGCGATCAAGGACTTATGCCGGCGGCATGGCTTCAGTGAGGCCTCGTACTCTCTGTGGCGCAGCAAGTTCGGCGGCATGAGCGTGCCCGACGCCAAGCGGCTCAAGGACCTTGAGGCCGAGAACGCGCGGCTAAAGAAGTTGCTGGCCGAGCAGTTGTTCGAGAATGACCTGATCAAGGATGCGTTGCGAAAAAAGTGGTGAGCGCACCGGCGCGTCGTGCGCTGGTGCGCGAGTGGATCGGGCATGGTGCTAGCGAGCGTCGTGCCTTGGCGGCGATTGGCATGAGCGCCAGCGCGCTGCGCTATTGCCCACGCCAAGACCGCAATGGCGAACTGCGCGAGCGCATTCTTGCGTTGGCGCATCGCCATCGCCGCTACGGCGTGGGGATGATCTATCTCAAGCTGCGACAGGAAGGACGCCTGGTGAACTACAAGCGCGTGGAGCGGTTGTATCGCGAGCAGCAGCTACAAGTGCGGCACCGCAAGCGCAAGAAGGTACCGGTTGGCGAGCGTCAGCCGCTGCTGCGGCCAGCGCAGGCCAACCAGGTGTGGTCGATGGACTTCGTGTTCGACCGCTCCGCCGACGGCCGAGTGATCAAGTGTCTGGTGATCGTGGACGACGCAACGCACGAAGCGGTCGCCATCGAGGTGGAACGCGCGATCTCCGGGCACGGCGTTGCGCGCGTGCTGGATCGGTTGGCACACAGTCGCGGCCTGCCGCAGGTGATCCGCACCGACAACGGCAAGGAGTTTTGCGGCAAAGCGATGGTTGCCTGGGCGCATGACCGGGGTGTGCAGCTACGGCTCATCCAGCCGGGCAAACCAAACCAGAACGCCTACGTCGAATCGTTCAACGGCCGGCTGCGCGACGAATGCCTCAACGAACACTGGTTCCCAACGCTGCTGCATGCACGCAATGAGATCGAACGCTGGCGACGCGAATACAACGAGGACCGACCCAAGAACGCAATTGGCGGCATGACGCCGTCCGCTTATGCCCAACATCTGGCAAACACCGATATCATCAACCCCGGACTCTAAACGCGGCCGCTACTCAGGGCGGGGGGACGTCGGACCCAATGAAGCACCACGTCCCTAGCACTGCTCAGCGGATCTGAACCCGTACCTGGATCCACGGTTCCGATCACCTGGAACTGCCTGTTGTACCTACCGGGCGTGAGAGACATAGCCATCTCTCTACCCGCTGCATCCGCTGTAAGGCGATTTGACTCTCTCATAGCTCCCCCCCGAGCTCCCTTGAATACCAACTATGCCCTTTTGGTCTCTCAAGCCCAAGCCCCCCCCCCCCGTTTATTAGTGCGCGCGCAATCGTCGCCCCGTCACGCCTGCGGCCTTCATACGTGGTTTTCGACGCCCCCCCCCTCGCAGGGTGGCCCTAGGCCGCGCTGCTGTTACCGATCCCTGCGATTCAAGGGGGTCTCTCTTCCCTGCAGATAAGTGCGCGCCTGGGGGCTTTGCGTGGCGTCGCGGCTGCGTTCCCGTTGCTAGGCTTCCCGGCGCATTTCGGCAAGTGACCATCGAAATCAGGTAATCGGTAATCCGAGACCTGAAACAGGGTCTAACCGATTGATCTCGTTAGGAAGTTTGGATTGCACCACACTGGTCGCTGCGCAACTGGAGGGCTTTGAGGCGGTCGGCATCGAAATGACCGACCAGTGCGCTGCCGTGACACGCAATCGACTGAAGGTGCTGTAATCCCCCGAAATTAGCCGCCATGGTGGCGGCTCTGTCTTTACCGCGCAGGAGATGGACGCAATGCAATCACGCGATATTGCCCTTTATCGCCGTATTGCTTCGTCTTCTTCTCGACAACGGCGCAGAGCCTGTCTGCATCACACGGCGCCAGGTCGGCGCGGGCGACGCGATCCAGATACGCAATCTCGGCACGACGCTGTGCGGCTTCGGCTAACCCGGACTGTGCGGCCTTGAGCGCGTAGGCGGCGACACCCACGCACAGCAGCGCCCCGATGATGATCACGCTCAAGCCGATCCACATGCGACGCGTGACCATCGCTTCCAGGGATTGCTGTGCTTGCGCATAACGATAGGTTGCATGCTCGAGCGTCTGGTCTGCATCGACCATCTTCTTGTTGAACCATGTGACCGCCGGTTCCAGCGACTGCGTCAACGCCTGGTTGCTCAATTGCGTCAGCCGGGGCAGTGCATCCTGCACGACCTGAGTGACGCGTTGGTCTGCGCGGTTGGCCGCTTGCTGTAGCAGCTGCAGCTGCTGGCGCACCAGATCTTCCAGGGCCTGCTCTCGCCGCTGCAGCTGGCCGATCAGTGACGCCATCGCCTGGATCGAGTCCCGCATTGCCTCTTGCGCATCGTCGCTGTGTCGCATCGGTGAGGTGTTCTGCATGTCCATGGTCGCCTCTTGAGAATTCAACTCGCCGAACGGGGCTGCGCTAACCGCCACCACCACCACCGCCTCCACCTCCACCTCCACCGCCTCCACTGCCTCCAT